TTACTTCAAAGGAAGTTTCTGATAGACAGAAAGACGCCAAAAAGGCACACACCGAATCCTCAATTAATTGAAGAGACATTGTAAAGATATGATAATATATATATATGATTTATCAATATAAATCAAATATCAATTTTTTTATAAAAAAGAATAAATTATAAATGTAAACAATAATGTAAGTTAAATGCATTTATAATGATTGATGTTAATAAAAATTTATTTAATGATTGATTAATAATATAATATGTCATCACATTTGTTGGTATATATATTATTTTAAATTTACTTTTATTTATTCTATTTTTGTAATGATTTGTAAATAGATAATACAATGTTGTTGTTTGATATAACCAAATAAATGGAATGATTAAATTATAATTAGAGATTATGGGTATTATAATAATTGGAATTGTTGTAAATAGATCATTAAAATTATATTTCATTATGTTATAATATAATTATATCTTTATAATGAATTAATTTTGTCAATATATTTTTGTTTAATATCATCTGTAATTGCTTTTCTATTAGCACCAATTAATTTAACAGCATATATATTATTCCAATCAGTTCTATTAATAATATCTAATATAACTTCATCTGAATTCCACTTATGTAATTGTTGTAAATAAAACATACTTTCTTCTGCAACTTTTAAATTAATATTATAATATTTAAATCCATTTTTATACATTAAATATTGTGCAATCGCATGTTGCATTAAATAAATATCATTTTCATATTTATCTATAGTATTAGTTAAATTAATATTATTTTTACGTAATACCTTTTTTTTATATTCTAAAAATTCCATATCATATGCCCTAGTAAATTCATTAAATAAATCAGTCATATATTTACTATTCTTTTTAGACATCATAAACCAATTATCTAAATGTGGTATTAATATATTATTATGTTTAACAGTTTTAATTGTAAATTCATATAAACATGCATCATATTTATTTTGAATCATCTCTTCATAATATTTATTTAAAAATGAATTTATTACAAATATACCTCCATCTAACCATACTCCACCATTTTCTTTTAATAAATATACTCTTAAAAAATCAGAAAATTTTATTGAATCTAATTTAACATATTTATCTATAAATTTTTTATCAACTAATTCATATAAATTTTTATTATTAATCAAAATTATTTCCCAATCTGGATATTTTCTTTTCCATGTTTCATAATGTGCTTTTATAATATCATTTGGTTCATCATAATATGAATATATTCGTTTGGGTATTATATATTCTTCTGTTATATTAGTTAACATTTCATATTTAAAAGATTTATTATAATTATAGATTATAATAATACATATTACTACTATAATAAATAAAATTATATATTTAATATTATAATCCATCTTATATTTAATTAATATTATATTTAATCAATAAAATTTTATAATTTATATTCTCTATCAAATGATTTATATTTAATTATCATAAAATTTGGATAGTTGGTAGGAAGATCATAATAAATTACTATAACATTATAAAAATAATTATAAGATGTTTGCTTAAATAAATTATTAATTTTTACTCCAAATAATTAAACTTAATATTAAAATTAAAATTAATATTAAAACAATACTAATAAAAATTATCATATATTTAATATTTTTGCATCGCATATTTTTTCTTAATTTTATTGCTGTTTTTTCAAAACGATTTGAATTATTTTTTAATTGATCAGATTTATCAACTAAATCAATTATTTTATCATCTCTTTCTAATACTTTATCAAGATTATTTTTCATAATAGTTCTAACTTCTTCAACTTGAAGTTGAATTGAGTCAAGAGGTATATATTTAGGTGATGCCATTTTTATAATAAATTTTATTCATTTTTAATTAATAAACAATATATTTTTCATTTTTTTTATGAGTTAAATAAACTTCTTTTAATGAATTTACTATAATTACAATCTTTAATTAATATATCATCTCTACTCATTTTTTTAATATCATTTTCTGTTTCAGAATTGTATATTATTAAAAACATCATATTAGATTCATTTTCATAATCTATTTTTTGATTAGAAAAAATTCTTTCTGATGTTACCCATTTACCATATTTATCTCTTGTTCCATCTATTTTATTTGGATAATGAAAATATTTATAATTTTGGGTTTTTATTAAATTATCTAATTCTTTCCATATAACCATTTTCCCTAAATCATGATATTCAAATTTATCTTGTTTATTTAATTTATCTAATAATGTTTTTAATATATTTGCCATTAATTGTGTATTTTGTCTCGATGCAAGAATCCAGTTTGATGGATTTCCATATCCATAATTACATATATCACCCGTACATCCAAATCCAACAAAATTATATTCTTTTAATTGATCCATAATTTCAATTGGATTTCTTAATACAATTACATCTGCATCCATATAAATGCCACCATATTTATATAATAACATAATACGATATATATCAACTTGATGAGGTATAATTAATTTATTTAATTTATCTTCTAAATTTAATTCTTTTATTTCTGGTAAATATGATATAATATTTTGTTTATTAAGTCGAATAATATTAAAATCATTTGAACAATGTTTATTTACAGTTTCCATACATAAACTTATATAATCTGGTTTTTCTCCTTCCCAATATTGCCATAAATATGGTTTTGATGTTTTTCCAAATTCTATATCAAATTCTATTTTATTTATTTCATCATGTTTGATATGATCATATGTTTTAATCGCCTTATTCCTCCAATTAGGATATAATCTGTCTAAATATGGTATTGGATTTTGTGGTCCATACACTTGATAATCTTCAAATTGATATAATTTTAATGGAAATAATTCTTCTTTTGTAAAATAATCATTCTTCCATATATTTAATGCTTGTATTGATGTATATTTATATATATTATCTGTATTTTTAACAATAAATACATCTATAAATGGAAATTTAAATTTATATTCCGGTTTAATAATTGATCCATTTAGATCATATATTTTATATCCAAAAAAATAAGGTATTATATCTAATCCATTTTTTATAAATTCTTTTTTAAGTAATAATAATTTTTTTTCATCAGTATTAATTACTGATATATCTATATCATCATCACATGGTATTATACCATTATTTCGAACAGCCCCTAATAATGTACCACTTTGTATCCAATATGTTATTTTATTCTCTTTATTATTAATGATATTTAATATTTTTTTAAATAAATTGTTTATTTTTTGATAATCAGAATAATTAATAATTGCATCAAATGGAGTAAAATGCTCCATATTATATTTGTTATATATTAAATAAATTAATATTATGATTAATATAATAATTAATATGATTGTTTCTTTCATACTTATAATATTAATAAATAAAAAATTATGATGAATATATTAATCCACCAAAACCACTCATAATTCTCAAAATATTATAATTAACTAAAAACATACCTATTGGATTATTTATATATGTTTTTTTATATTTTGATGGTTTATTCGGAAATTTTTTATTACATTGGGGGCATTTATTACATTTGATTAGCCAAATATTAAGACAATTATTATGAAAATATAATGTTTTACAATCACAATTTAATAAACCAAATTCATTAATAATAATATCCCGACATATTATACAACATTCATCTTCTGTTTTTTCTAAATTTATTTCTTCTAATATATTTATTAAATTATTCATGTTTTATTTTAATATATTATTTTTAATATATTATTTTTACTTTATATAAATAAATAATTAATTATTAAAAATATATTCATGTTGTTCAGTAATATTACCACTCTTAATTTGTAACAAATAATTAATTGTATTTCCACGATTGAGTGTTATTGATTTAACTGTATTACTATGTTCTTTTGTAATGTCTTCCATTTTTTGAATAAATGCTGATTTAATACGTTTCGCTTGTTCATCTGTCAAATCACCATGTCGTTTGACCGGTTTAGTTTGTTTAATATGTGTTTGTGTAGTAATATTCTCTTGTACAGGTGTTTGTGTAGTAATATTCTCTTGTACAGGTGTTTGTGTAGTAATATTCTCTTGTGTAGCAGTATTATGAGACACATGATTAATTCCATTGAAAGATGATGGTGGTTTATTAAATGCATGAGTGCTCGAAGATACTACCTTTTTTGATGGTGTAAAAATAGGATTTGTAAATTTAGCCGCAAAATCTAATGCATTTTTGCGAGCCAGAGTTGGTTTTTTGAATGAATTTTGTTTTGTAAAATCTTTAACCATATTGTGGAATGTTGGAGTATCCATGGTTTTTAGTATAATGTAAAGTAATATGAATATAATATAACAATTATTATTCAATTATTTAAAAAATCAATTTTTATTGGATATATATATGTCAAATAAAAATTAATGAATTTGCATTAAGGAAAATATATATTAATTAACAATATTTATTTTATTCATAAAATTTAGATGATTTATAAAGAATTATTTAAATTAAAAGATATTTTAATTAATAATATAAAAAATATTACTTTTGAAAATAAAATAAGAAAACGAAAATTAACATTAGAAGACATAATATCATATAGATTTTATTATTCAGAATACAATAAAACTAAACAATCAATAATATCATCATTAAATTATGAAAATAATAAAATGATACATCTAACATCATATATAAAAAAGGAAAACAATATACCTTTATCTTTTTATCAGAATACATTTAATGAAATTAAAAATGAATTATCAAATGTAATTAATAAAGATTCATTAAATATATTTGCAATTGATGGAACATATTCAAATACTAATATAAATCGCGAAAAAGGTAAATTACAAACATCCTTAAATATGGGTTATTTTGATATAAAAAATAATATACCGATTGATATTACGTTTAATGGTGAAGGAAGTAAAAATAATGAAGTAAATAGGGCAGAAGAATGGATAAAAAATAATAATATTAAAAATACGATATTTGTATGTGATCGTGCATATTTCAAATATGATTTTTTTAAATATTTAATTGATAATAAACTTAATTTTATTATTAGAATTAAAGAAAATTCAGATTTAAAAGGTATAATTAAAAAAACAAATAAAAAAAAAGATATAATTGAATATGTTAAAAATAATTCTAGATTAATTGAATACAAGATAACACATATTAAAACAGTAGTTGATAAAAAAAATAATAAAAAACAATTAGAATGTTCAAATAATTATACACTTATTACAAATATACCTACATCAAATAAACTATTTACAGATGATCATATAAAAGATATATATAAAAATAGATGGTTTATTGAAGTGTTTTTT